GCGATACCCCTGCTGGCCTTGCGGCGCCGCACCTTGTTGCCCGTCTTGGCAACGTACTCCGCAACGATCAGAGGCTCCAGCTTGACGCCGCGAAGCAGATGCCCGCGAAACGGTACCTCGTAGTCGGGCTCAACGGCCCGCTTCTGATACCACAACTTCCGAGCGCAGCCGTAGGGCGGCGCGTTGACGATGGACCCGAGATCGGATCCACCGATAAATCCTGTTCTTTTCATTGCTCTCTCCTCTCAGTGATTGCCCCACGGCTGGTAGTGTCGGGATGCCGTGGGGCGCTGTTAACCGTTCGCTTTCTTTACTCAATTTCTCCTTGCTGAAATACCGTCCATAGGACGGCTGGCTTGCGCCAGGTGGTCGGCCAGATTCCACGGTTTCCACGCCGTTCGTCCGGATTTCTCCTTTTGAGTTGGCCGACCACCAAGCGCAATCAGCAATCCCTGCCGCCGATGATCCTCCCGAGGGCCATCAGTAACGCACCAGCTCCCCCAAGGACCAAGCGATCCCGGCACTCAAACAGGGCGTAGGCAATAATCGACGCCCCGACTGCCATGATTGTTACCGCGCTTGCAATCTTCACTGGACTGCACCCTGAAGGATTTTTTCAATCAGGGCACGCAGCGAAACTTTGCAAACTGCGGCGGTCACCTTTAATTTCGCGTGAAGCGGCTCTGGGAGCCTAACTTGGAGCATCTTTGTTTCCATGAGTCAATCATCGCCCAGCGGAATAATAAAGTCAATAGTTTTATTGAAACTAGTTTTTCTATTACTTTATGTTTTTCACCAGTGCTGAAATAATGGGGACGTGAGAAGAGGAAAGAAGGAAGTCCCCCTGACGGTGCATCAGGCGGCAAAAAAGCGGCTGTCGTCGATCCAGGATCTCGTGGCGAAGATCAACGCCGCGATCCGCGATCCGACTGGCGAGATCAGCCAGCGATTCCGCGCTCTGCCAGAGGAAAAGCGGGCGAACATCCTTCGGCAACTGGAGGAACTGAGGGCTCAGTACAGACGCGACCAGGCCGTGACGGACTTCAACACGTTCGTGCGGCACGTCAGCCCCAACTTCGTCGAGGGTCCGCACCTTCGTCAACTCTCGGAGGTATTCCACCGCATCGACTCCGGCGAGTCCGTCCGTGTCATCGTGAACATCGCGCCTCGGCACGGCAAGTCCGAACACATCTCGGTACGATTCCCGGCCTGGTACCTCGGCAAGAACCCCACCAAGCAGATCATCCAGGCATCATGCAACCTGACGCTGGTCGAGAAGCTCGGCCAATCCGTCAAGGACATCATCGCCAAACCGGAGTACGGCGAAATCTTCCCGGACTTCCGGCTATCGACCGACACCAAGGCGAAGACGAAATTCAAGACGGGATCTGGCGGCTACTACTTCGCGACCTCGACCACGGCTACCGCTGTTGGCTTCGGCGCGGACGTACTGATCCTGGACGACCCGCATGGGGAGCAGTCCTCCATCGGATCAGATAAGGCCAGCGTGATGCCATCGAAGGAAAATTTCGACCAGGTGTGGAATTGGTTCACGCAGGTCCGCGCCCGACTCCAGCCGGGTGGCTCCATTCTGATCGTGATGCAGCGGTGGTCGCCGTTCGACATGACCGGACGGATCATCGAACGCATGCGGACGGACCCGAACGCCGAGCAGTACGAGGTGATCGAGTTCCCCGCGCTGTTGATGGAGGAGGACGAGGCAGGCGACCCCATCGTCGACGAGAACGGCGACCCAGTCTGGAAGTCGCTCTGGCCGGAGTTCTGGAAGGTCGAAGAGCTGCTAAAGATCAAGAACAGCATGATCAAGTGGCGGTGGAATGCCCAGTACATGCAGAACCCGCTCATGGAAACGAGTTCGATTGTCCCGCGGGAGAGGTGGAAGTGCTGGGGCATGGACAAGGACGGGGAGATCGACTATGACCTCAAGCCGCCCATCTGCTCGTACATCATCCAGACGTGGGACACGGCATTCAGCGCCGACACCCGCTCTGACTACTCCGCCGTGACAACGTGGGGCGTGTTCGATGCGACCGATGAGCACGGCAGCCGGCGGAACGGCATCATCCTCCTCGACGCATGGCGCGGCCAAGTGGACTTCCCTGCGCTCAAGAAGAGGGCCAAGGAGAAGTACCAGCAGTGGAAGCCCGACGCATGCATCATCGAGGCGAAGGCGACAGGAACCCCGCTGATCCACGAACTTCGGCAGATGGGGATGAGCATTCAGTCCTACACGCCGACGTGGCAGACGGGCGACAAGATGGTGCGCTTGAACTCGGTGAGCCCGATCTTTGAACAGGGATTCGTGTACTATCCTCCCCGCGAATGGGCTGACGCAGTGATAGACGAGGTCGCGTTGTTCCCCGCCGCCGATCATGACGACTACGTCGACACCGTCATCATGGCGATGATGCGTTTCCGCTCCGGCCGATTCATGAGCCTGCATGACGACCTCCAGGAAGAGGAAGACCGCCCCTATCGGAAGGCGAAGGCCTACTATTAGCTAGTGTGATATCGAATGCATGAATCATAGTATTAGCTGATGTGATATCGTGAGAGGAAATGATCGAGCGAGTGAATGCCGGCGAAATTCCTTTGGTCGAGATCCAGGAGACGGTAATCGAAATCCCTGAGGGGAAGGAAACCACCGTCGAACTGGAGGACGGCAGCATCGAGATCACAATCGAGGAACCGGAAGAGTCTTCAAGTATTCTGGAGGCTCCATTTGATTCCAACCTTGCCGAATTTCTTGAGCGAGACAGACTCAACTCTATCGGCTACGATCTAGTCGATTTGGTCAAGGCCGACGAGCAGTCGCGAGAGGATTGGCTCGAGGGTTTTCGTGATGGCATGAAGCTGCTCGGCTTCAAGCCGGAGGACCGGACGGAACCGTGGGCCGGCGCGTGCGGCATTGTTTCGACGATGATTCCCGAGGCGGTGGTTCGATTCCAATCGAACGCGATGACGGAGGTCTTCCCCGCGGATGGTCCGGTGAAGGTGAAGATCATGGGGCGCGTGACGAAGGAAGTCATCGAGCAGAGCGAGCGCGTCCGCGACCGGATGAACTACACGCTGACCGAGGAGATGCCCGACTATCGCACGGAAACCGAGAAGCTGCTCTTTGGGCTGGCGTTCATCGGGTCAGCGTTTCGCAAGGTCTGCCCGGATACCCAGACCGGAAAACCAGCGGCGACCTATGTCCGCGCCCAGGACATGATCATCCCATACGGGGCATCTTCGCTTCAGACGGCCCCCCGCTACACTGAGGTCCTCAGGCTGTTCCCGTCTGACGTACAGCGATTCCAGGTCACAGGGCAGTGGTTGGACGTTCCCGTTGACGAGACGCCCGATGTATCCGATCTCCAGGAGGCCATCGACGAGGCTACCGAGCGGACGCCGTCCTCAATGGAGTCCGACCCAGGGACGTACTATGAGTGCCATACCCTTCTGGACATTGAGGAAGACCCCCTCCATAACGAAGACGGTCTCCCGCTTCCGTATGTGGTGACGTTCGACCGCAACGGCGTTGTCGTGGCAATCCGGCGCAACTGGGACGAGGCCGACCCGAAGAAGCAGAAGCTGGTGTGGTATGCGGCGTACAGCTACATCCCCGCCGAAGGCCCGTATGGCTATGGCGTGCTGCATCTCGTCGGCGGTAGCGCGAAGGCGGCTACCTCCATCGAGCGGCAACTCATCGACGCTGGCACTCTCGCGAATCTCCCCGGCGGGTTCAAGACGAAGGACGCCCGCGTATCAGGGTCTGACGATCCGGTTCCCCCCGGCGAGTGGCGAGACGTGGACTTGGGAGCGAACACCCTGCGCGAGTCCTTCTTCCCGCTCCCATACAAGGAACCGTCCGGTACCCTGCTCACGCTCCTCAACCGCATTGAAGAGAACGGCCGCCGGCTGGCCTCGATCTCCGACATCCAGGTCGGCGACATGAGCGGCAACGCCCCCGTGGGCAGCGTGCTCGCCGTGATGGAGCGGGAGATGAAGGTGATGTCCGCGGTACAGGCGCGGCTCCACGCAAGCCTCCGCGACGAGTTTCGCATCCTGGCGCGTGTCATGCGGGACATGGCGCCGGATGAGTACGAGTACGATGTCGAGGGCGGCAGCCGCCTGATCCGGAAGGCCGACTTCGATTCGCGCATCGACGTGATCCCAGTGTCCGATCCGAACGCCGCGACTTTGTCTCAGAGGATTACTCTGTACCAGGTGGCGGTGCAGTTGGCGCAGCAGGCCCCACAACTGTACGATCTCGCGGCGTTGCATCGGCAGATGCTGACCATCGCGGGCATCAAGGATGTGGACCTCATCATCCCCGACAAGACCGACATCAAGCCAACCAGCGTGGTTGCCGAGAACATGGCTATCGCCACAGGCAAACCAGTGAAGGCGTTTGAGTGGGAGCCGCACGAGGCACATATCGCGTCTCACACGGCGTTCCTTCAGGACCCGACCACTGCGGCGATTCTCGGGCAGAATCCACAGGCGCAGGCCATCTTCGCCGCGGCGCAGGCGCACATCGCCGAGCACTTCGCCTACCAGTACCGGGCGAACATTGAGCGCGAACTCGGCATACCGCTCCCCGGCCTCGACCAGAAACTTCCCGGCGACATCGAATCGCAGTTGGCGATCGCGGTGGCGCAGGCAAGCCGGCAACTACTGCAAAAGAACCAGCAGGCGGCGGCGCAGCAAGAGGCGGAGGCCAAGGCTCAGGACCCGGTCCTTCAGATGCAGCAGATGGAGTTGCAGCTGAAGCAGGCCGAGATCCAGCGCAAAGCGCAGGCCGACGCCGCCAAGGCGCAACTGACCGTGGTGACATCGCAGCAGCGTAACCAGGTCGAACTCGAAAGAATCCGGTCACAGGAACGGATGGCGCAGGAGGCGGCGATTGACCGCAACCAGCAGTTCCTGGCCGAAACGAAGGTGAACGCCCCCATGGCGAACATCGAAATCGAGAAGATCAAGGCGCAGATCGCCGAGATTCTTGCTCGAATTGACCAGATGATGTGACGTGATAAAGCAAATCGAAGCACTCATCCAGCAACTGACGGACCAACTGGCTCAAGGCGCAGCCAAGAGCTTTGATGACTACCGTTTCATCGTCGGGCAGGTAACCGCCTACCGACGCACGATCCACATGATCCGCGAATCCGAAAAGAATCGCGAGCACGAAGAGGAACTGTGACCGAAAAAACACCCGCTGAGATTATTCAGCCTTCCCGGTACCACATTCTCGTTGAGATTGTGAAGGCCCCCCGCGAGATCCGCGGCATTGCCATCCCAGACGAACGCGCCCGCCTCGAAGACCAGGCCTCCCAGATGGGGAAGGTGCTGTCGATGGGACCTGACTGCTTCATGAACTTCGACGTTCACCCCCCGGTGCGCCGAGGAACCCCAGCCTGCAAGGTAGGCGACGTGGTGATGTTCCGTTCGTATACCGGGACCAAAGTCGCCTTGAGGTTTACGGAAGGCGACTTCCGCCTGATCGTGGACGATGCCATTGAAGGCGTCATCGCGGACCCGGATCTGGTTCGGAGGGGTGAATAATGGACGAGGAGATACTCTTGGACGAATCCCTTGTCGAGGAAACTCCGCAAGAGGAAATTGAGATTGAAATCGTCGATGAAACACCGGAGGATCTGAAGCAGCCGACCAAAGAACGGCCCAACAAGAAAGTCCCGGACCTGTCCTCAGAGGAAGAAGTTACCCTCAGCGAGAAGGTGCAGAAGCGCATCGCCAGGATGACCTACGAGGTCAACGAGCAGAGGCGGAAGGCAGCGGAAGCAGACCGTCAACGGTTCGCCGCGATGAAGCTGGCGCAGTCGGCCATCGCCCACCAGAACGAACTCGCGCAGCGCCTGAACTCGATTCAGGCCGGATTCAAGCAGGAAGCCATCGACCACCGCGTCGCACGGCAGCAGGCCATCCGCAACGAGATCGCGAAGGCGAAAGAGACCGGCGACACGGAGAAGGAGTCGCTGCTGATTCAGCAGATGGCCGAACTCGCCGCGGCGAAGACGGCAGTTGAGAACTGGAACCCGACCCCGCTCCAGCAGGTCGAGGTCCCCATGGTAGCCGAACCGCAACCGGAGCAGCCAGCGCAACCGGAGATCGACGAAGAGGCGCTCTCGTGGGCGCAGCGAAACGCCGAGTGGCTCAACAAGGCACGCACATCAGCCGAGGCCGCGGCTTGCATGCAGTACGCAGTGAACTACCAGGCGGCGCTTGGCCGAGCGGGTCATGATGTAAACTCCCGTTCGTGCTACGATAAAATCGACGAAGAGATTCGTCGAAGATTCCCGGATGTCGTCGGTGCCGAAGCCCGAACGTCCGCAACCAGCCCGAGGGTCCCTACGGTG